TTACCCATGTCTGCGTCCTTCAAGCAATACCTGCTCTGCCATTCGCAGACTTTCCGCCTCGTCTAAGGCTGGAAACAGGTGGCCGTAGGTGTCGAACGTCACCTGAATGCTGGAATGCCCCATGCGGGCCTGCACGGCTTTCGGAGAGAGTTCCAGACCACCATCAGCCTTGCTGTTGATGCACCATGAAGCGAACCAGTGCCGCAGGGCATGCAGGCCGGTGTATTTGGGAGCAAGGATCGGATTGCCCTCTTCGTCCACCTTTCCTGTCGGCACCGTCACCTTTGCTCGGATCAGCGTCGGATGCAGACCACGCTTGATGATGTTCTGGTGCCACTCAACATTCCCCTCCCCGTTCGGAAAGACAAGATTCAGATCGCCCTTCGGACAGGCCAAGCGCCATTCACGAAGCGTGTTCACGACCATTGGCGTGAGCGGAATCGTCCTCTGCCCCGCGTCTGATTTAGGCATTCCGATTACGTGATATTTGTCGGCCCGCTGGCGGACGTGGATTTTCGCTTTATCAAGATCCACATCGGCCCATGTCAGGCCGCGAAGCTCTGAAGCCCTCATGCCTGTGAAAATGGCCGTGATCAGAAACGGCCTGTAGCGCCCCTCAGCGGCTTCCAGAATGGCGCGGACCTCCTGCATGGTCGGAATATCCACTCCATAGCGCAAACGCGCTTTCTGGCGCTTCTCTGCCTTTGCCCCGCCCTTGCGGCGCTTGGACATCTCATGCACCGCGTTCCGCACCACAAGGCCGCGTTCTTGGGCGTCGGAAAGGATGCTGCCCAGGCTCACCGTCACCCGCTTTATCATCGCCGCCGATCGGCCGGCCTCACGCAGCTTCTCCTGAAGGTCCCGCACAGCCGGCACGGTGATCTTCGACAGCTTAGTGGCGCCAATGAACGGCTCGATGTGGAGCGTGAGATGCTGCTTGTACTGATCGATCGTGGATCGCTCCAAATCAGCCGCTTCGCAGCTTGCAATCCACAGAGCGCCCGCTTCCTTCACCGTGATCGTGGCGCTGTCAGCAACGTGCACTCCCTCACGCACCTCCACATCGGCCTTGCTGGCGAAGGCGTCCGCTTCCTTCTTCAGCTTGAACGTCTTCAGCCGCCGCTTGCCCTTGGTGTCGACATAATCGACCACCCAGGCGGTTTTCTCCTCACCCTTGCTATTGGTCCATGTGCGCTTGCGGACGGACATGGGTTAATCTTCCCACGGTTGACGCGGGACACGTTCCGATGCCTCGGACGACAAGTCGACCTCGATGTCGGCTAACCCGAGAGCCAGAACCTTCACAATCTCTGATTTATCGCCGTCGGAGAGGAATGCCTGGCCAAGTGACCGCGCCATTATTGTCAACGTTCCGAGTGCCTCCCGGAGAGTTTGCAGGCTCCGTTCCTGGTTATTCATCGCTTCGAACAGGCGGCTTCTCTCATCGTAGAGACGTGCGACTTCCGCCTGCCTCTCCTGTAACTCGCTCTCAAGCTTGTTCAGTTCAGAGTCCAACGAAGCCCACGCCTGCTTAGCCTTTTCATAATTCTCAATTCGCCAGACGATCTCAGCATTTACGGATCGGTTGTTTTCACGCGCAGCGGCGGTGACCATATCCTTCATCTCTTCCGTCAGTCGCAGCTTTAGCTGCGGGTCTTCGCGAGCCATTCAGTCACTCCACAAATTTCACCCGTTATGGACCACCGTGGTCTTGACTGCAAGGAACCACGGTGGTTAGGTGATCACCGTGGTTACCAAATCGTATTAAAGGAGATCATACGTTGGCAGAAGCAGACACCCCTCTAGACCTCATTTGGGAGGTCTCAGCGATAGCAAAGGTGATAGGCCGAACCGAAAGACAAACATTTCACATGCTGGAGAAAGGGCCTGTTGCCCGCCAAGAAGGTCGGCGGGCGCTGGGTCGCCGAGCGCTCGAAGTTGACCGCTTTCTTTCTGGAGGACGCGGCATGAACGCTCGCGCTCAACCTCTCTTCCATGGCACCCACATCGAGATCACGAGCGGTACAATCCAGTCTGCGACGGTCACGGACGAGAACGGCACCCGGGAAGATTTAACGCGTATCGGGGAGCACCGCTTTTTCGTTGAGGTCGTAGAGGCGGATGGCAAGCGGGTGAGCTTGTGGGATGGCGCAAGCCACGCCGCGGCAATTGCCCAAGCTCGCATCCTCTCGCCCGATTTTGGCACCGTTCATGATCTGACGGGAGAGACGGCATGAACGCACTCGCCCAGATCCCCCTCACGATGTCGAGCCTTGAGATTGCCGGCCTGACGGGGAAAGCGCACCGCCATGTTCTCCGCGACATTCGCAAGATGCTGGACGCCTTGGACGCGTCGGAAACTTTCGCCCAAAGTTGGGCTAAAGTCTCTAGCGGTGGTGGTCGCCCGCTTGAGATTATCAATCTCCCCAAACGAGAAAGCCTTATTCTTGTATCGGGCTACTCGGTTCAGATGCGGGCTCGCATCATAGATCGCTGGCAGGAGTTAGAAGCCGCTGTCGCGGGTGCAACGACGACCGCAACAGAGCTAGACGTTGATGCGCGCCGTGTGATCGGCGGCATCGTGAAGTCGGTGGTCCATAAGGAACTTGCTGAGATCATTCCTTCGCTCATCAGGGGCGAGCTTGCTTCGCGGGCGCTTCTGTTTCGGGCTGGCTGCACTGCCGGCACGATCTGGAAGCAACATGGCCTCCCGAGGCTAAAAGGTGCCGCGGTCTGGTTTGGAAACCGTCTCGCTGAAATGGGCTGTCAGATTGAGCACGCTGGACGCGCGGACATTGGCGGCCGACCAGTTCGCCTATTCGATCCAGATCGCGCAGCGGTGTGCCTGAAGAACGGCCTTCTGATAACGGCGAAGAACTATGCGCTGGAGCGTCAGGGCCAGCGAAAACTCACCCTGATTACCGGGAGGGGCAAATGAACGCCGTCTCTTCTCCGAAGAAAAGGCCCAGCGAGGACTGCCATCCTGCCGGGCCCGTATCTCAAACTTCCCAAGCCAAAGGAAAGCTGAACATGCACAGAGATAGCAGCAGCGCGCCTACCTCGCAAGAACCGACCGCGGAGAACGTGCTGTTCGACGTCAGAGACAAGCTCTCGCGCATCAAAGATCTGAACGAGCTGATCTTCATGGCTGGCGAGGGAATGCTCGGCATCAGCAGGGACGCGGCCAATGCCATCTGCGCCGGCTCCGATGTGATCAAAGATGCGCTCGAGGAAGTCTGCGAGATGATCGACGGGAGGGCGGCATGAACGTTTCCAGACGCACCATCCTTTCGGGAATCGCCGCCATTCCCGCCGTCGCAGGCGCAGGTGAGCTTCTCGCGGGCTCTGAGCCCGCCGCACATCAGAGGCCGAGCATTGACCATTTCCTTGCCACAGCATCGGCAACTGATCGGGCTCGGTACCATGCCAATGCTTTGGCAGACGTGATGCAGGAGATCTACCCCGAGGCATTCTACACAGCGACGATCGATTACGAGCACCGCTTCGCTCTCATCGTTGATCGGGCTTCTTAGGGAGGGAGTAAATGAACCTTCTTCTCAGCCTCATGGAGGCTCACATAGCTGCGCTCACCGCCTATGACTCCCTGTCAGACGCGGAATGGAAAGAGCAAGGCATTGATCTCGGCGAAACTGTCAACGCAACCCGCGATGCCTTGCTGGACCATCGGGCCGCCACTTTGGAAGAGATCAGGACGAAGGCCGAATTTATGGCCAAGACCCGGACGTTCTTCGAGTGGGACGACTTCGACCGGATTAAGCTCATCCACGCACTGACACCTGTCATTGGGGGCGCTTCATGAGGCTCCTCCGCTCCTCATTGGCGGTCTTCCACGCCCGCCGCGCGCTCCACCTTCAGCGCCGGTCTAACGCCCACGCCGATCGCGCCAAAGCCCTCATTTTGAGGGCCAAGGCCGGTCATCCGCTGCTGCCAACTGAGCGGCTCCTGCTCGCCTCCATGGCGGGCCTCGCGATCTGTGTCCTCTGGATCTCTATGACATGGAGGGCTTGGGGGTGAGTTCGAAGTGGAAACGCAAGGGCAAATCCAAGTTCATCATGATCGAGGCGTACGTGAAGCGGAGCGCCGCATGGAAAGCCCTCACTCCGGTGGAACGTTCGGCCTACCTCGAGGTGAAATGGCGGTATGACGGCGTGAACAACGGCCGCATAGGGTTAGGATGTAGAGAGCTCGCCGACGAGATCGGCATGGGTCGTACCACAGCATCTCAAGCGCTCGACGGGCTTCAGGAAAAAGGCTTCATCGAGAAAACAAAGGCGAGCGCGTTTAACCTCAAGAATCGCGCTGTCACCGAATGGAGGCTGACAGAATATCGGTGCGATGTGACTGGGGAGCCGGCCAGCAAGAAGTTCATGCGATGGGGTCTGGGAAAAAAAACACAGTCCGCCCCAACGGACACACAGTCCGCTCCACCGGACACGGCGGCCTCGATAAAGGCAGAAACTATGCCTCACAGTCCGCCCCAACGGACTGTAGAGCGAATTTCGGGAAGCACACAGTCCGCTCCACCGGACACATATAGATATACCATGGGAGGTAAGACCAATGCAGCTTGAGGACCTTCCTCTCCTCGCATGGCAGCCACCCCGCCGGGTACTGCTCTTCCCGTTGACCAAACGCATCGGCAAAGTCAGGCACACAGCGCTCAAGCTCTCCGAGAAGAATGGCGAGGACGCAAACCTCTATTGGAAACAGGTCGTCGCTGCCAACCGGAAGCACCTTGAGCGCGTCGGGCTCTCTGCGGAGGAGATAGACGCAGAAATTCGGGAGTTCTTCGAAGCCGTGCGAGGTGAAATGTACCGCCTTGCCTATGAATGCAATCGCAGTGGGCAGCGACCCGGTGGAGGTGCAGCGTGACCCTTATTCCTATGCAACCGGGCCAGTGGGCTCTCGCCTACATTGAACACTTCTACCCAGGCTATTTCGATGGCGACATGGCCGGCGCTCTCGAACGCCTAGTCAAGGGCGGCTCGGGCTGGACGTGCCTCTACAAGCCTGATGACCAATTCGACGTGGTTCGGGTCGAGCGCGTCATGCCGAAGACGTTCCTCGATGTCGACGGCAAGCGACGCAGCCGAACCCTGGTAGTTGCCGCAGCCGACACGGCCGGTGAGATGCTGGCCCTTCGCGACAAGCTCTTCACCATCGGCTTTGCCGCTGATCGAGCGATCGAGGAAGAGACGGCGCGAGTAATGGCTGATTTTGCCAAGAGAACGCGTGCGGAAGCGCTCACCAAGATCCACGCCGCGCTGCCGCACATTTTCGGGAGGGGAGCATGAGGCTCAGACACGAAGATCGCATCAGCGTTGCGATGCGCTACGCCACGCTGATCGGCGGCTTCATCATCGGCTACGTGATGGGGGCGGCATGAAGTGGCAAAAGCAAGAGCGGGCGAAGGTCGCTGAACTTGAGAAGATTATGGACGGAATTGACGGCGAGCGTCGGGCCGCACTCGATCTCTGCATCCATCGGAACAAGGAACTTGCTTTCCGCGACCAGAGAATCCGCGATCTAGAGGCTGCCTTGCGCGGGTGTTTCTGTCCGCGTCCATGCAACGGCCGGCCAGACTATTTCACGGTAGGCGAGTGCGTCGATGCTGGAGAATGCGGTTGTTGCGACGGCGCGCCATTGAAGGGGAAGGAACCGGCATGAGCTATTTGGCCCCCAGGAATCCCGGTGAAATATACGAAGACGAGAACGGCGATCGCTGGCTCGTCACCGGTCTTTACCTTGAGCCCACGGTGGAGATGCAACGCATAGAGGCGCGATGGTCGGATGAGCAGCCCGGTCCAATGAAGCAGTTCGGCGGAGTTTCAGGGCTCATGTGGAAGGGCTTCCGCAAGATCGCTGATGCACCTGACCTGAAGAGGGCGCGGTAGAATGGCTTACACCTTCCCTGCCTCCCTGCATCCGCTCCGCGACTGGCTCGCCGCGCAGGGGCTGGACGAACAATCACTCAAGACCGAGCGCCAGACTGCGTTCATGGCACAGCGGCTTGCCGGCACGCGGTTCAAGTTCCCGCCGAAAGGACAGAGCTGCATTTTGGTGCTGCAGAAAATCCAGGCGGCCGCTCAGATACGAATTACAGAGGGAATCGCCTCCACGGCAACGCAGTCCAAGGGCTCCAAGCGGGGAAGGCCGCAAGTGGAAATCACCCCTCCGGCCGGGCTGGTCATTTACTGTGACGGTGCCTGCGACCCGAACCCCGGCGCTGGCGGATGGGGTTTTGTGGTCTATCGCGATGGTGTGGAGATCCATACCGAATGCGGCGGCGATCCAGTTGCGACCAACAACACGATGGAACTCACGGGCGCCCTGATGGCGCTACGGTGGTTTGCCGCCCGCGGCGTGATCGAGCCCGTTCGCCTGCTCTGCGATAGCCAGTATGTCGTGAGGGGATGCAACGAATGGCGGCACGGCTGGAAGAAGAAGGGTTGGAAGCGCGGGCCACAGAAGGAGCTTGCGAATGCCGACCTATGGCGCGAGCTCGATGAAGCCCTGACGCTGGTTCCGATCACTCTCGAGTGGTGCAAGGGCCACGCCGGCATCCTTGGCAACGAGCGCGCCGACGAACTCAGCCTGATCGGGCGTGAGAAGGCACTGGAAACCGTTCCGGCCGGGAACGGTTCGCTGATCGAGCAGCAGCTTGCTTACGAGGTGGTGTGATCTTGATCATCCCTGCCGCGTCCACCTTTGGGATGCACTTTCCGCCGAACTTGCCCGCAAAACCATCCTGCATAACGGAATGCGTGTTTTGCGGGTGTTGCTCAGCACCCCTCAAAACGGGCATATTCCCGCTATCGTCGGAGACTCGTGAGCGAGTGAGACGATGCAAGAATGGTGCGCTCACGGAGGCGAGAAACGTGCCGGTTTTTGAGCCGCCTGGGTCAGAGGCGGCTCTTTCACTCGAGGTCGATCTCAATCGTCAGGCGTATGTTCCAGATAGTAATCGAAGTCTTGAAGCACCTCGACCCTGTCCCAATGCGTGCGGCGGAAGTTCTCTGCGCCGGTAGGATATTCTACTAACGTCCAAGTAACAGACCCCCTCGGACCTAGATCGTAGGTGGCTTCGTAATGTACGGCAGTTCCCATTTCTCTCTCTTCAGTGGAAACCACATCCCAATCAAGGTCCTCAGGCAAAACATCGACAACCTCACCCCCACTAAGCGGGCGCAATTTCGCTGTTCCTTTAACCGTTATCTTCATCTACTCCCCCATTGGTTGCAGCTGAGCAATATCACGCGCGCCACTTACGCCGCCAGACTTTTGTCCCCGCTCATTCAGTTGAGAGGATGACCAAGCTCTCCAATTTAAAACCTCGACTCGGTAGCCTCTCCACGCGCATCGGCCAAGCTCCAACGGATGAGAAGGCCCGAGACCACTACCGCAATGACAGCCAGCCATGGCGGGCCTGGTACAAGACGGCACGGTGGCAGAAGCTTCGCGCTTTCGTCCTGAAGCGAGACTTCTACACCTGCCAGCGCACGGGCGTCTTGCTCACCGGCAGGCACCCGGCACCGAATAGCCCGGTGGTCGATCACATCAAGCCGCACCGTGGCGACCCAGAACTCTTCTGGGACGAGGCGAACCTGATGACGGTCAGCAAGGCCTACCACGATACCGTCAAGCAGGCCGAGGAGCAGAGCGAGATCAAGGGCGTGTGGTATTGATGCGAGACAGTCGTTGCTCAGGAGCGTTGGAAAATGCTTTCGACGTGTGTGAAGTGGTTGCGAAGGCTTTCAAAGATAAGGTTTTCGATCCACTCCTGTTGATACGAGCCTTCGTATGGACGGGTCAAAACATTGAGGAGACGATCGCCACCAACTGCGTATTCACGCCATCTGTCCTTTATTGGGTCCGTCTCCTCGTCATCGATATGAACTATCAGTCCATCGAGATAAAATCGGTAGTACCTTACCTGCGCGGGTTCCATCCTAGGAGGAGTAAGATACTCTTTGTACTCGGTCCTCGGACCCGCATTGTGCCAGGCCCCCTTCGTTGACAGCTGCGTGAGCAGAATCGGAAACATTGACGCTGGCGAAGAATTCCCCGTCAACACCATATCACGCAGCACCTCCAACCGAGGTTTCGGCACATCGACATGGAAGTATGGCAGCTTCGTACTCGCCGCCCTCCATAAGAGACTCAGAAAGAAAAGCCGGAGACGAGCAGGATCGCGTGTTTCTAAGCGCCGCAGTCCAGCTCCAGTGGCTGGCTCAATAGCCTCCGTTCCACCGGGCAATGAATTGCTGCCGCCCCACGAACTCCAAACCAGTTTTAAGCGCCTCAGCTCCTTAATTGCCCAGTCGTCATACCGCTCAAGGAGGTCCTCGCCATCACGGGTGACCAGATTTGTGTCGTACCAACCGTCAAAGCGTTTGATTGGGCGCGCTCCCGGGATACCCTCTGCTCGCGGTTCACCTGGCGTCGGCGATTTGGTCAGTGATTTCGGGAGAAGATGGCATCTTACGAGCTTGCCGAACGAACCTGTGAGCTGACATCTGCCATCTGTCATGCGCGCACCCCCTATTTCCGCCCGATTTTGAGTTCCGCGGTCGGAATGTCAATGGCGGGGGGGGGGGCGAAAGTCCAGGGCATCAGCCGGCCTAGACCCGCGCCCCCCGCATTCGCACAATTTTTTCTGCCGATCCGAAATTTCGGCTGAAGAGTGAAAATCGATGGAAAAAAGGAAAGGTCGCAAGGAGCCCGCAAAGCGTGGGCGCCCTGAGTTTCGGCCGTCTCTGAAACAGCGAGAAACGGTCGAGCAGATGAAGTTTTGCGGCGAAAGCGAGAATACGATTGCCCGGTCCCTCGGCATCGATGTTGCGACGCTGCGCAAGCACTTTGCCGAAGAGCTGGAGAACGGGCATGCCAACCGGCGGCGCGAGGTGATCGGCTATTTGTTCGAGGCGGCTGCGGCGAAGAACGTGGCCGCGATCAAGAAGCTCGAGGAAATGGGACGCGTGTCGAGCGCGGCGGACGCAGTAAAGGGGCGAGAGGCAAAAGCCCCGAAGCTCGGCAAGAAGGAAGAGCGACGGATCGCGGCTGAGAACGTAGGCGGCAAATTTGCAACTCCTGAGCCGCCGAAGCTCGTGGTGAACAACAGCAAGTGAAGACGTGGTCGACTGCCTGCCTGGACTGGCGGGAAAGGATCGTTGAGGGTCGATCTCTGATCCCGTTCGACCCGCTCTTTCCGGATGAGGCCGAAGCGGCGCTAGCTGTCTTCAAGTCATTGCGGGTGGTGGACCTTGCGGGAAGCCCAACCTTCGCTGAATGCAGCGACGAGTGGGTGTTTGATTTCGTCCGGGCTATCTTTGGCGCCTATGACCACGGAACGGCCACACGGCTGATCGAGGAGTTCTTCCTGCTCATCAGCAAGAAGAACACGAAGTCGACCACCGCCGCGGGCATCATGCTCACCGCGCTCATTCGGAATTGGCGGTTTTCAGCTGAACTCAACATCCTGGCGCCGACGATCGAGGTCGCGAAGAATTCATTCGAGCCGGCGCGTGACATGGTGTTCGCGGATCCGGAGCTAAATGACCTGCTACACGTGCAGGAGAACTTTCGGACGATTACGCACCGGCGCACGAACGCGAAGCTGAAGATCGTTGCGGCTGACACAGAGACGGTCGGAGGCAAGAAGGCGGCCTTCATCCTTGTCGATGAGCTTTGGATGTTCGGCAAGCGCGACGGCGCCGGCGCGATGCTGCAGGAGGCAACGGGCGGTCTCGTTTCGCGACCGGAAGGCTTCGTCATTTATCTCTCGACGCAGAGCGATGAGCCGCCCGCCGGCGTATTCAAGGAGAAGCTGGAGTACGCACGGGACGTTCGGGACGGGGTGATCGAGGATCCCCGTTTCCTGCCGGTGATCTATGAGCACCCGCCGGAGATGATCGAGGCCGAGCAGCACCTCGATCCGAAAACGTTCTACATGACCAACCCAAACCTTGGCCGATCGGTGCGGCAGGAATGGCTGGAGCGGAAGCTCCAGCAGATCATGAAAGGCGAAGGCGAGGAAGGTGAAGACCTCCAGACCTTCCTCGCCAAGCACCTGAACGTTGAAATCGGACTGCGCAATCGGCGCGACCGCTGGTCGGGTGCTGATTTCTGGTTGGATGCCGCAGAGCCAGGCCTGACGCTCGAAGGCCTGATGGAGCGGTGCGAGGTCGCCACGATCGGTATCGACGGCGGTGGCCTCGATGACCTTCTTGGGATTGCTGTGATCGGCCGCGAGAAAGGCACACGCCGCTGGCTGGTGTGGTCTAAGGCATGGGCTCATCCGATCGTCCTCAAGCGTCGGAAGGAGATTGCCGAGCAGCTTCGCGGCTTCGCCAAGGACGGCGAACTCGTGTTCTGCGAGAAGCCAACGCAGGATCTGGAGGAGGTTGTCGCGATCTGCTGCCAGGTGCGCGATGCCGGACTGCTGCCCGAAAAGGAAGGAATCGGCGTCGATAAGCTCGGCTTGCCGGCGCTTGTGGATGCCCTCATCGCAGCGGGCTTTGAAACCGACGCGAACGGCGGGACCATCACCGGCATCGGACAAGGCGGCTTCCTGAATGACGTGATCGTCGGCGTAGCTCGCAAACTCGCTGACGGAACATTGAAGCATGCTGGCCAGGCGCTGATGGCATGGGCGGTTGGGAATGCCAAGGAAATCCTGAAGGGCTCTGCCCGGGCCATCACAAAGCAGGTCTCCGGTTCCGCCAAGATCGACCCGTTCATAGCGCTGCTGAACGCGGCAAAGCTGATGAGCCGGAACCCGGAGGCCTACCGGAAGAAAAAGGCCAAGGTCCTGATCCTGGGCGGATCACGATGAAGAAGCTCGTGGCACGACTGTTCCGCTGGCTGGCCGCTGGACGGGCGAAGCAGGGACGTAACCCGCCGCCGACGCCGGAGTTGCTTGCCCGACGGCCTCCGCCACCGTGGCCGGCGACGCGAAGCGGATGGCCTACAGAACGGCACTGACAAGCCCGAAAATCGAAAACTAAGGAGGTCGTCATGACAGTGGCGCGCCGCGCATACTCGTCGCTCACGATCAAGTCTGTCGATGAGGAGAAGCGCATCATCCGCGGTGTCGCGACGACGCCTGCCGTTGATCGAGTTGGCGACATCGTGGAGCCGCTGGGCGTCAAGTTTACGAACCCGATGCCGTTCTTGTGGCAGCACGATCACAAACAGCCGATCGGAACGGTGAAGTTCGATAAGCCGACCAAGGACGGCATCACATTCGAGGCGGAGATACCGACGATCTCGGAGCCTGGCACCTTGCGCGATCGCATTGAGGAAGCTTGGCAATCGATCAAGATCGGTCTGGTGCGCGCCGTGTCGATCGGCTTCCGTGCCCTTGAGTACGCCTTCCTCGATGAAGGCGGCATCCGCTTCATCAAGACGGAAGTCTACGAACTCTCCGCCGTCACCATCCCGGCACAGCCCGAGGCCCTGATGACGAGCATCAAGAATATGGACGCGGCAGGTGTCGCGCTCATCAAGTCCTTCGACACGAACGCTCCGGCCGCGACTGGCGAAATTGAGCGTCCGACGAAGCCCGACCCCGGCGCTGCGGGGAAAACCATCAACCATGTCACTCTTAATCCGAAGAAAGGAACGGCAATGAAGACCATTGCTGAGCAAATCGCGGCGCTGGAGGCATCCCGGCAGGCCAAGGCCGCGCGCATGGCCGAAGTCATGCAGAAGTCCATAGACGAAGGCCGCTCGACCGATGAGGCCGAACAGGAAGAATTCGATACCCTTGAGCAGGAAGTCGAAGCGATCGACGGCGACCTCAAGCGGCTCCGGTCTCTGGAGAAGGCCCAGGCCGCCACTGCCAAGCCGGTGGTCGCCAACCAGATCAAGACGGCCGGCATGGGCACTGCACTACGGAACGGCCTTTCCTTGAAGGCGAACGAGCCTGACAAAGGCATTCGCTTCGCTCGCTATGCCAAGTGCCTTGCCATCGCGACGAAGACAAATCAGCGCATCGCTGACGTGGCAGAGACCCTTTACGGCGCCGCAGACCCCGATTTCGTTGACATTGCCAAGGCGGCGGTGTCGGCAATGACGACCGGCAACACAAGCGAGCTCGTCGGGAACATCGGCGGGTTCGCGGATTTTGTCGAGTTCCTGACGCCGATGACGATCATTGGCCGCTTCGGGACAGGCACCATTCCGGCGTTGTCGAAAATCCCCTTCCGCACTCCCATCATTGGCGAGATCAGCGAGGCGGATGCGCAGTGGGTTGGTGAAGCCAAGGCCAAGCCGCTTACCCGCACTACTTACGGGCGCACCACTCTGGACCCGCTCAAGGTCGCAACCATCGCGGTTCAGACTATGGAGCTTATCCGCGATAGCTCCCCCTCGTCGGACGTGTTGATCCGCAACGCGCTGGCGAAGGCAATCACCAAGCGCCTGGATCTCACATTCCTTGATCCGGCTGTTGCGGCCATCCCGGGTGTGCGCCCCGGTTCGATCCTCAACGGCGTCGCGCCGATCGCGGCGAGCACGGCGGGGGGCGCGGATGGCATCCGAGAGGACGCCCAGGCCATCATGGCGGCGTTCGTTACGGCGAATAACCCGCTCACTTCCGGCGTGTGGGTCATATCGGGCCTCACCGCGCTCAAGATCATGGGGATGCTCAATCCGCTTGGTCAGCGTGAATTCCCCGGCGTGTCGCTTCAAGGCGGAACGTTCTTCGACCTGCCCGTCATCGTCTCCAACTACGTGGGCAATTACCTCGCCCTCGTGAACGCGGAAGACATCCACTACGGCGACGAGGGCGGGATCGAAATCGCGATGTCGACTGAGGCCTCTCTTGAGATGGACAGCGCGCCGACGCACGATTCGGACACGCCCACCCCTGTCGAGCTTGTGTCGATGTTCCAGACGAACAGCGTGGCATTCCGCGCCGAGCGCACCATCAGCTGGGCGCGGCGCCGGCCCTCTGCCGCCGCCTGGGTCAACAATCTTGCGTGGAATGCACCTCCGCCACCCGAAGGCGCCTGATCGCCTGATCTGAAACTGTCGGCCGCAGAACTTGCGGCCGGCACTCCTTTGGAGAGAGCCCATGAAATCGCAGTCCTACATGACACGCGCACTCCGGGCGCGAGATCCCCGCTTCGCGCGTATCTTGGGTAAGCTGGGCTATGGGAGCCGCGACATGCAGGCCCGCCCCCAGGAGCCAACCGAAGACATCACGGCACTGCGCGCCGAATACCAGAAGGTCGTCGGCAAGCGCCCATTTCATAAGTGGGACGTGGGAACCCTGAAGGCGAAAATCGCCGAAGCGAAGGCTAAGGGCTGATTATGCGCCTGCCATTTGGTCTCGAAATCCGCCGCCCGACTGCGGAGAAGTCGCTTTCGCCTGTCGCCCCGCGGCGCGGTGGCTGGACGATCTTGGAGAGTTTCGCCGGAGCGTGGCAACGCAATGTCGAGGTCAAATACGACAGCGTTCTCTCCAATCACGCCGATTTCGCGTGCAGGACACTCATTGCCTCCGACATCTCAAAGCTTCGCCCGAAGCTTGTGAAGCACATCGGCAATGACGTTTGGGAGGAGACGACGAATCCCGCCTATTCGCCAGTCCTGCGCAAGCCGAACCATTTCCAGAACCGCATCCAGTTCTTCGAGGCCTGGGTCCTGTCAAAGCTGCAGAAGGGGAACACTTACGTTCTGAAGCAGCGCGACGGCCGGGGCGTTGTCAAACGGCTGTACGTCCTCGACCCGGATCTCGTTACCCCGCTCGTCGCCAGCAACGGTGAGGTGTTCTACCAACTGAACACCGATAGTCTCTCAGGTCTGCCCGAGCAGATCATCGTTCCTGCGCGAGAGATCATCCACGACCGGTTTAATTGCTTCTTCCATCCGCTTGTCGGGCTGTCTCCCATTTTCGCGGGCGGTCTTGCCGCAATGCAAGGCCTCGCCATTCAGGACAGCTCCACGATCTTCTTCCAGAACGGTGCGCAACCGGGCGGCGTGCTCTCGTCGGAACTTGAGCTTGATGACAAGGACGCGGAGGAACTGAAGGCATACTTCAATGAGCAGTTCGGCGGCAAGAACCGCGGCAAAATCGCGGTTGTGGGCGGTGGTCTTTCCTATCATCCGATCATGGCAAAGGCGGTCGATTCGCAGCTCATCGATCAGCTGAAATGGTCTGCTGAGGTCGTCTGCTCGGTTTACCACGTGCCGCCGTACAAGATCGGCCTCGGCTCTATCCCGACGCATACGAACGTGCAGGCGCTCAACATCGAGTATTACAGCAGCTGCTTGCAATCGCTCATCGAAGCGATCGAGCTTTGCCTTGACGAGGGCCTTGGCATGGACGGCGTGACGATCGGGACCGAGTTCGACACCGATGCCCTCCTGCGCATGGACACGGCCACTCAGTACGAGGTCGCCGCCAAGGCAAAGGGCATCAAGACCCTGAATGAGCAGCGCCGCATGATCGGCGTGGGAACGGTCGACGGCGGCAGCACCATCTACATGCAGCAGCAGGACCATAGCCTCGCAGCGATAGCAGCCCGCGACCAGCAGCTCATTTCGGACGCGAACAATCCGCCGGCACCGCCACCCGAGCCCGAGATCGAGGAAGAGGACAAGGGCCTCCTCATGCGGGCGGCCCTCCGCAAGGAACTCGGCCTGGCGGCCTGAAACAGGATGACAGCATGAACAGTCGCGAGATCAAGGCGATGATGGCGGAGCTTGCGCCGGTCATCCGTGAGTTCACCGAGGCCGCAGTCGCCAGGGCAATGAATCGCATCGAAGCGGTTGAGAAGAGACTTGCCGAAGCTCCCGCTCAGAAGGACGCCGTAAGCGTCACGAGCGCAGTGATCGACCGGAACGGTTCCCTGATACTCACTATGTCAGACGGTTCTACCAAGGACATCGGACAGGTGGTCGGGAAGGATGGCGAACCGGGTGTCGATGGCCTTGGCTTCGATGACATGACCGAGGAGCTTGCCGACGACGGGCGCACGATCGTTCGGCGCTATCAGCGTGGCGATCAGGTGAAGGAATTTCGGCACACCATGGCTGTCGTGCTCGACCGCGGCGTCTACAAGGCCGGCAGCACCTATCAGGCCGGCGATGGGGTCACCTACGGTGGGTCTTTCTGGATTGCGCAGGAGGAGACGGCAGAGAAGCCCGACAGCGGCAAAGGCTGGCGTCTGGCGGTGAAGAGGGGCCGGGACGGCAAGAACGCGCTGGAGGCACCCGCACGGCTGAAAGAACCGATACGCGTCGGCGTGCCGGCAAAGGCGGATTGACCATGGCCAGTCTTGTTTCGCTTGAGAGTGTCAAAGCAGCGCTGCATATCGACAGCGGTGACGACGACACCTTGCTTCAGGACTATATCGAGAGCGTTCAAGAAGCTGTCCTGCGCTACTTACGGGTGCTCGGAGAAAACGACTGGACCGAAGAGACTGTGCCGAAAGCGGTACGGCTGGCGATCATCATGGGCGTCCAATCAGTCTATGATCCGGATCGCCTCGATCTGATCGCCGGCCTCGCCTCTTCCGATCCGAAAAACCCCATAGTCGCCATGCTCTGCATGATGCGGCGCCCGACGGTGCGATGATGACCACGGCACAAGACCTCGACCGCAAGATCACCATCCAGCGGTACACCTCCGTTCCAAATGAGTTTAACGAGCCCATCGAAACCTGGGCGGATTTCTTTACATGCCGCGCCAAGCGCAGGGATGTGAGTGACGGCGAGAAGTTCGCCGCCGGTCAAATCGGGTCCTCGCTCACCACGCGCTTCGTTATTCGCTCCTCGACGGAGACGCGGACTGTCACCACGAAGGACCGCCTCGTCCATGAAGGGGCGACGTTCAACATCCTCGGCGTTAAGGAGGCCAATGAAGGTCGCTTCCGCTTCATCGAAATCACGGCCGTGAAGGACAGTGACTGATGCGCTATTCCTGCGACAAAGACGATGCCGGCTACAAAGCATGGTGCGATTTGGCAAGCGATGGCCGCAAGGTTCTCGTCTATCTAGATGGCGCATTGTTGAAAGATGCTATCACCGCCGATGATGTCGAAGGCATCGTAATCCACCCGCGGAGAACTGCGGAAGGGAATATCTCGATCAACCCTCACTCTGGCGAGATTCTTCTGGAGACCTTGCGCGGCAAGGTCACATTCGAGGTTGTCTGATGGCGCGCGGGATGAAGGTGAAGATCGAGGGCTTGCGTGAACTCGATCGAGCGCTCGGCCAGCTTCCAAAAGCAACGGGCAAGAGCGTTCTGCGTCGCGTGCTGAAGGAGGCAGGCGAGCCAATCGCAAGGGCCGCACGCGACCGAGCGCCGAAGCTCGAGTTGCATCTGGTGGAAAATATCGATGTGGGCACGAAGCTGACGCGCCGGCAAGCTGCCCTTCACCGCAAGACCTTTGCTGATGACCGGGCGAGTGCAGAGGTTTTCGTGGGGGCAGCAGATCCCGCCGGCGTGCAGCAGGAGTTCGGCAACGAACGCCACCCGCCTCAGCCCTTTATGCGACCGGCCTGGGACGCGACAAAAAGGCAGGCGCTCCACATCATCGAGCACCTGCTTTGGACCGAGATCGACAAGGCGGCACAGCGTCAGGCACGCAAGGCGGCAAAGGCCGGCAAATAGTCCATGGAAGAAGCAATCATTGCAATCCTGCTCGCCGACGCCGGCGTAGCGGGCCAGATCGGCACGCAGGTCTATCCCGGCCGTGCGCCACAAGGTGTGTCTACCGAATACGCATTGGTGCGTAGCGTGACGCGCTTGCCGGATTACACAATGGCCGGGCCCTCTGGTTATGAGGAGCGGCGGATCCAGATTGATGTGTACGCGCTGACCTACACGAAAGCGAAACGGACAGCACGCGCGATCGTCAATGCTCTCTCCGGACGCCGGGGAAAGCAGGGCGCAATCAATATCCAAGGCATCTTCCTCGATGGCGAGCGCGACCTGCCGACCACCGATGAGGATGATGACGTTTACAACCGCTTCCGCACTTCCCTCGACTTCATCATCCACCACGCCTGAACAGGAGAACTGAAATGGCCGAAACCGAAGCCATGATTGGCTATGGCAGTAAATTTGCCGTAGGCGATGGCGCAGACCCTGAGGTCTTTACCGACATCGCGGAGGTCTACGACATCACGCCGCCATCCGACACGATGGACGTGATCGATGCCACCCATATGCAATCGCCCGATGCCACACGAGAATTCATTCTCGGCCTGCGTGACCCAGGCGAGTGTTCCTTCGAAATGAACTTCATCCCAGGTGGTGCAGGTGACACTGCCATTCAGGACTGGCGCACCGCGCGGGAGAGGCGGACATGCCGGATCACATTCCCGAACAACGTCACCTGGACGTTCTCGGGCCTGCTGACCGGTTATGAGCCAGCCGCCCCGACCGATGACAAGATGACGGCGACCGTCACCATCAAGGTCACCGGCTCCTATGTCACGGGGATGGCTACCTGATCATGGCGAACCCACATCGCGGCTCGGTCGCTCTTCAGGTCGGCGACCGGGCGTATACTCTTTCGTTCTCCGTCAATGCACTGTGCGAGCTTGAAGATCTACTTGGGCAGCCAGTGGCGCAGATAGCCCTGTCTCTCAATGATCCAGGCAATGTGCGCATGAGCACGGTGCGCGCTCTGGTGTGGGCCGCGCTGCGCGATCACCACGATGAGACCGCCCTGAAAGAGGCCGGACAGATCGCGACTGAAGCCGGGGTTCCGGCCTGTATGGAAGCGATCGGCAAAGCCTTCAAACTCGCCTTTCCTGAAGCGGAGGGGAAGGAAGCCGGCCGCCCTCCGAAGGCGAAGGCTTAAAGCCGCTCGACCTCCTGAAGTCATGGGTCGAAGCAGGGCAAGAGCCTTCGCATTTCTGGCGGCTCACCTATCGCGAAATCGCCGTCATTCTCGCCGGGGTAGCAGCCCGCCTGAAGCGCGAGCACAACGAGCGGGCGTGGCTCGCATGGCATACTGCGATGATCGGGCGCGTGAGGAAACCACCGAAATTGAAAGAGATGCTGCACGGCGCCGACAAGCCAAAGCGCCGGCAGACGATTGAAGAGCAAATCGCCATTGCCATGCAATGGACGGCGGCTCTTTCCCGAAAGAGGTAATCCATGGCAAGTGCGGTTATCGGCGCCCTGAGGGTCGATCTCGGGATCGACAGCGCGCAGTTCTGGGAGGGCATTTCCGGCCTGCAGAAAGGGCTGAAGGGGCTCGGCAAGTCGATGCAGAGCATCGGCACAACCATGTCAGCCTCCATCACGGCCCCGTTGACCGCGTTCGGTGCCCTCACGATTAAGACGGCGGGCAACTTCGAAGCCAGCATGAACCGCGTGCAGGCAGCGACCGGGGCGACGGCCGATGAGATCAAGGCCATGCGCGACATGGCAGTGCAGCTCGGGGCCGATACCAGCTTCTCGGCTTCCGAATCCGCTGACGCCATGGAGATGCTGGCGAAGAACGGCCTCGCAGCAAGCCAGATCCTCGATGGGGCAGTTTCCGCCAGCATGTCTCTTGCAGCCGCGAGCGGTTCCGATCTGTCGGCAGCAGCCGATGTCGCAACAGACGTGATGATGAACTTCGGCAAGGAGGCAAAGGAACTCGGCGGTCTTGTCGACGGCATCACCGGCGTCCTGCTTCAGTCGAAGTTTGGCTTTGACGATTACCGGCTTGCCATCGGCCAGGCTGGCGGCGTGGCCGGGAATCTCGGCGTGACCTTCGAGGACTTCAACACCGTTATCGCAGCAACGTCGAGCGCGTTCGCCAGCGGTTCGGATGCCGGCACGTCCTTCAAGAACTTCCTGACCCGGCTTGTCCCCGCTTCGAAAACGGCCGCCGCGGCAATGGACGAGCTTGGACTCGAGTTCTTCAACGCCGACGGCTCGATGAAGAGTATGGCCGCTATCGCGGATGAACTGCGCACAAAGATGTCTGGCCTGTCCGATCAGGACTTGAATACAGCCATGAAGGACATCTTCGGCGTGGATGCGATGCGCACGGCCATCATGCTGATGCAGCAGGGCGCGGATGGTCTCGATGCGATGCGCGCAAAGATCGCCGAGGCGTCCGCCGAGGAGCAGGCGGCTGCTCGCCTCAAGGGCTTCAACGGTGAACTGGAGAAGCTTTCAGGCGCCTTCGAGACGCTTCAGATAGCCATTGCCGACAGCGGCCTCCTGACGATGGTTACCGACTTCGTGTCGAAGGTGGCCGAATGGGTTGATGCTCTCGCTGAGACGAACCCAGAGCTTCTGAAGTGGGGAACGATAATCGGGGGGCTGGCTGCGGCCCTTGGACCGGTGGTCTTCTCTGTCGGCCTTCTCGCGACCGGCATTGCTGCGGTTGGAGCACCTGTCGCTCTGGTGGTGGCCGGCATAACTGCGCTCACCACCGCGATTATCGCCTTCTGGCCTGAAATCTCGGCTGCGGGGAAAGCGGTAAACGAGTTCCTGATCTCGGTCGGCGAGGAGGCCAAGGCGAAGATCCAGGCCTTCGGCACGACTGTCGTGCAGATGAAGGATCAAGCGATCGAGGCCGTATCAGCCATGGTCACCGGCATTCAGGAATGGATCACGGGCCGGTTGAATTCAATCTGGGATGGCGTCACCTCCAAGGTCGAAGCCGTCAAGAACAAGTTCTATGACCTCTATGACGCGGTCGTCGGGCACTCCTTCATCCCCGACATGGTGACGGAGATCGGCCAATGGATGGGGCTGCTTGACGCGAATATGGTTCAGCCTGCGGCGGAATCTGTCGATCAGGTTAGTGCAAAAATGGGAGAGCTCGGCGATGTCGGGCAAGAAATAGGCCAGTCGATAGGGAGCGCCTTCAAGGGCGTCATCGATGGGTCGAAGAGTGTGAAGCAAGCGCTTTCTGAAGTTCTCTCGAAGCTCGCCGACATGCTTGCGAACCAGGCGTTTCAATCCCTATTCGGTGGCCGTGGTCTAGGCGGAGGAGGCGGCTTTTGGGGCGGCCTTTTCAGCAGCCTCGGCGGCCTCCTTGGCTTTGCCAATGGGGGGCAATTTCAGGTAGGTGGAGCCGGCGGGATTGACAGTCAGATCGTTGCCTTCCGAGCCTCCCCTGATGAAACGGTCAGCATCACAAAGCCCGGGCAGGATTTGGGCGGCGGCATAGCCGAAGTCATCGTGCGCGGTGTGTTTGTTGACGATAATGGCATCATCAAAGGCCAGATCACGGACATGGGTGCCCAAGCCAGCCAGGCGGGCGCGGCATTGGCTGTGAAGCAGGTCCAGCAGTCCATGCCGAACATGATCGCCCAGGCGCAATCCCGGAGCTTGTAATGGCGACACTTCTCTGGCCGCTAGGGGTGCTCCCCCCGCGCGAATTGATGATCGATATTGCACCGCGTTCGTTGGCGGGTCCATCGAGCGTTTCGGGTGTATCTCAGGTGGTGGCGTCCGATGCCGGCATTTGGAAGGCGACCTATGCCGGTATCCCCGTTGTAGACGATCAGAAGGTGCTCGCGTGGAGGGCGATCAACAACCTGCTTGAAGGACGGCTGATCTCAATCCTCGTTCCAATTTGGCGCTGGTATCAGCCGGTCCCGGCAGAGGCAGACGAGCTCGCGCTATACGACCCCGTGCCCCACTCGGATCAAAGCCCGTTTAGCGACGGGTCGATGTATCAGGGCGGCGTGATCGATGTCACATTGGCCTCTGCCATTCCTCTGCGCGGCGTGACAGCGAACATCTCCATCAAGTCGGCAGACATGATCCAGCCGGGGCAGCATTTCAGCATCGAGGGGCGGCTGTATCGCGTGAGGACGGTGAACTACACCTCCGAAACCACTGCCGCAATCACCTTCCGGCCGCCGGCGCGGGAGGCCGCCAGTGTCGGGACACGGCTGGAATTCGATTTCCCCGTATGCCGCATGCGCCTCGCCAGCGACGGGGAGATGGATCTTCCGCTCGACTATGGGCGCTGGTCGTTTCCGACCGTGAACTTCATTGAGGACGTGTGATGTCCTTCTTCACGCCAGAGCAGATCGCGGTCTTGTCCGAGCGCGAGGTCCGTATCGACCTGCTCGCCAAGTTCGAGTTTAAGTCGGAAACGATCTATATCTGGAACGGCAACACAGACCTTGTGACCGGTGGGCAGACCTGGAAACCGGCCTATGGCGCGGCCTCTATCGACGGGCTTTCCATTTCGCCCGGCACGACATCCGAGACGGTGACATTTCAGCTAAACGGTCTCCCTGGACAGGCGACAGATTTCCTCGCCAAGGCCCTTGAGGAAACGCCCGACATTACGCAGCAACTCGTCACTGTCTTCCTCCATCTGTTTGCCGATGACTGGCAGCCGGTCGGTGCTCCCATCGGTATCTGGTGGGGCTTCATGCAGCCACCGCGGATCACGCGTACGGAAATGCAGGGGACCGAGGGCGCGGTGCAGTCCATCTCCATGCAGGCCGAGAACGCGTTCTTCAACCGGTCCCGGCCACCCTATGGCCGCTACACCGATCGCGACCAGCAGCGGCGCTCGCCCGGCGATAAGTTCTTCACCTTCGTCGGAAGCCTTCTCTTCAAATCCTTCAAATACCCGGATTATTGAACCGTGACCGTCGAGGAATTCCTTGCCGCCGAGGCTGCGCTTCCGGCGTACCCCGGCGCGTGCTGCCGCATGGTCGATCGCTGGTTTCAGCAAGTGAAGGGCTATTCCGCCCTGTCCCGCTACGGGCGCGATTTCCTCACTGACAGCGATGTGCGCCAGTGGCTTTCGGAGCCCGGCGGCATGGCTGTTGCGGTGAACCGGGTGGCGAGCGCCGCCGGCGTCCCGAAGACCAAGACGCCGCAGGCCGGGGATGTTGGCCTGATCATCCATGATGGGCGTCTCTGCGCCGCCATCCATTCGGGGGCAATGTGGGTCGGCCGAGACGAGCGGGGCATGTTCTCCGCGCCGGTCGATGCAATGTGGAAAGCCTGGAGCCTGCGCTAATGCCTCAGTCTCTCGCGCTCCTGCTTTTCTACGCCGGCGCTCCAGCCATCATCACCAACGGTCTCGTTGGCATCGGTGCGCTCGGGTTTCTCGGTGCCGCTGTCCAGCTTGGTTTGTCGGTTGGCCTGTCGGCTCTGGCATCCTCGCTGTACAGGCCGAAGCAGCCGAAGCCGGAAGACGTGCAGCAATCCTATCGTCAGGCCACGGCGCCACGCGTGCGGCACTACGGGCGGGTAAAGACCTCCGGTCCTTGGGTTTTCGCGGAGGCAGAAAGCGGCAATTTTCATAAGGTCTTGGCGCTTGGCCAAGGCCCAATCGATGGCATCGAAGAATACTGGATCGATGACCATCAGGTGACGTTGGCACCCGGTGGCGGGGTGCAACAGGAACCCTGGTATGACGGCGGCGATTACAAGGTCATTATCCAAACGCGGCGTGGGCTGCCGATTGAAACGGCCTATGGATCGCTCACAGCGACATTTCCGGAATGGACAGCAGCCCACCGAGGGGACGGCGTTGCCAGCCTCTATGCCAAGCAGTTCGCTTCAGAGGATAGCGTATATCTCTCGCGCTTTCCGAACGGCATCAACACGAATTACCGGGTTATCCTGCGCGGTGCCATTATCCAGAACCCTTTGACCGGCGTTGTCGCCTGGGACGATCGAGCGGCGTCCGTCATACGAGACTACATGAGCCATGCCGATGGCATGCGGCTGCCCCATAGCATCTTCACGACGCCTCTAGCCCAGGCCGGGTGGGAGCAGGCTTATATCAGGTCGAACGAACCCATAGGATTGAAGGGAGGCGGGACAGAGCCGCGCTATCGGCTCTGGGGCTCCTACCAGCTTGACGAGCGCCCGGCTGATGTCCTCGGGCGCATGCTCGCGGCCTGCGATGGTCGCCTCGTTCCCACGCCGGATGGAGGCCTGACGCTTGATATCGGAAAGTGGCAGGAGCCGACCGTCATCATCGGGCCCGACGCTATCACCGGCTTTTCCGATCTGGGGCGCGGCCGCAACATCATGGAAACGGCGAACACGATTCGCGCGACCTTCCTCGATCCAACGCAGGATTTCCAGGCCACGGACGCGGACCCATGGGTCGACGCCGACGATGTTTTGGATCGTGGGGAAATATCGAAGGATGTCCAGTTCAACATGGCGCCGTCGCACAGCCAAGCGAGGCGGCTGATGAAGCTGGAGGCTTATCGGGCGAACCCCAGCTGGGTGGCAAACTTCCAGTGCAATCTCCGCGGCCTCGCGGCATTCGGAGAGCGCTTTGTCCGCATCCAATATCCTGCATTCGGCATCAACAGCGTCTTCGAGGTGCAGGACTTCCGGTTTGTAATCGGCGATGGGAACATCCTCCAAGGGGTCACCATCCAGGTCCAATCAATGCCGCAGGCGGCCTATTCGTGGGACCCGGCACAGGAAGAGGGCGATGCGCCAGAATCGGACGAAAGCGAGGTTGACGACAGCATCCCCGTTCCCGCCGCGCCGGATGTGAACCTGCTGCCGGGGCCGGTTGCCGAACTGACGTTCTCGCCGTCGCCCTCGATCCTGCTCCGCTACCTGGTCCGCTACAAGAAGACAGCCGACACGGAATGGACAACGGTCGGCCCGCTCAGTCAGGACGCGGAAACCTACACGACGCCAACACTGGCGGCGACCACACAATACGAATTCCAGATGGCCCTGCGCACTGAAAAGGGCCGTGTGGGCACCTGGGGCCCGAGCGCCACCGCCACCACACCCTGACGAACCTCACGAATCCGAAACCTCATCCCGCTGGCGGCTCGCCGGCGCAATCTCACTTGGAGAACTTGGCATGGCCCTTGATCGCGATCCCAACTACGTGTTCCGCGATTTCGTGACCGATGGCATTCCCGCCTCCGGCAAATGGGACCCGCGCAAGCCTGAGATCCGCCAGCTGCTTTCGGAATGGTGGCAGGTCCTGATAGCGCTGATCGCCGGTGCTGGCGGGGACATCGACCTTCCGAACCTGCTGATCCGCTATACGGTCACCGGGGGCACTCCGAACGCGATCACCGCCACTCCGAACCTTCCCGTACCGAGCGGTCCGGGGCTTGCGCTGTTTTCGATACAGATCCAGCAGACCAATACAGGACCGGTCACGATCAACGGCAAGCCGCTGCTGACGAGCTCGGGCAATCAACTTACGGCTGGCGGTCTTGTTGCAGGGGGGATGTATCTCTTCCTCGATAATGGGTCGAGTTTCCGGCTGCTCACCGACCAAGCGAGCGCCGCCCTCGTTGCGCAGATGGAGACGCTGCTCAACGACATGAAGAGGCGATATCTCGGCTCCTTCGCGGACAATGCCGCCGCTACTGCGGCCGCCGGAGGAACCCCATCGAGTGGGCAGCTGTATTGGAACACAACCAGCAGCGAGATGCGCATTTGGAATGGGTCAGCCTGGCAGGCATTTGCCGCCGTTGTAGCCGACCGGGCGATCACCTTGCCGAAATTGGGGGACATTTCCTTCAGTTCATTCCGTCAGTGGGGATTCGAGACATCCGTCGAGGGGTGGACGGCACTCAATGGAACTTTGTCAGCCCAGAACGGGGTCCTTACGTTTGTATCGACCGCCGCCGATCCGCAACTGAGCTCACCCATAATTGCCATTCCCGGCGCCCTCTTCAGCAAGATCCGGATGCGCGTTCGCCGAATTTCGGGTAACGGAACCTGGGACGGCAGCATCTATTACACCACCACCAACCACGGAATTTCTGGATCCTATCTGAAGCGCATTGCTGCACCCTCCAACTTTAACGAGTGGCAGGTGCTTGAATGGGACATGGCCGATCTGACTCAGGGCGGGAATGATTGGATCACCAGCACCATAACGCGGCTGCGCATCGACCTTTCTCAGTCTTCCGGCGATACCCTCGAAATCGATTGGATCTCTATCGGCGATCGGGCGCTTGCTCTGCCTAAGGCCGCTGGTCCACTCCACCTCAGTGTAATCGGTGACACGCAAGCAGCCCTTGATACGGCCCATGCGCTGGCCGACGACATCATCATAGACCGGCCGGTTGCGATCACCTCGACGGCGACTTGGCCGAACGGGAAGCGCTACTTTTTCGTCAACGGTGGGCAGCTGGATGTCGCCAATGGAGTAACACTCACGATTCGAGGACAGGTCATCGCTGGTATTTGGCGAAAGCTGGCGAAGGCCAACCCCGAACCGAACAAGATTTTCAACTGCACCGGCACAGGGGCAGTAGTTGGCATCCGGAAGGTGCATCCCGAGTGGTGGGGCGCCGTAAAGGATGGTACCACGCCCGTTCACGCACAGTTCCAAGCAGCGCAGAACTGTATTGAAGCATCGGCCCAATCCGATGGCGATGAGGCCGTCGTCATTCTCGGTGGCGGGTCATACGCTTTCGCGGCCCAGGTGGTCGTTACGCCACGTCAAGATATCTGTCTGAAATGGCGCGGACAGGGCGGCTCTGGCGGAACATTCATCGTTGCGCTTGCCTCTTGGTCGGGGCCCAATGGGGTCATCAAGTTTGCAGCCGCCCCGTCAAATCAGACCTATTCCGAATGGCATTTCTGTGGGTTCAGGGTCATTCCTGAGACGGCCGGCACTGGCTCCGCTGTTGGCATCATCATTGGAGCAGGGGCTACAACTCTCCACGGGGGCGTTCAAGAAAGTGCGCTTTTCGAAGACATTAATGTCTACCAATTCAACGAATGTTGGTACGTGCAGAATGCACGATTGGTGCAGTGGAGCCGCTGCGGTGGGTGGTCTGAGACTCTTGCTGGAGCGAGTGCGTTTCGTGTTGTGGCTGCGAATGGCGAGTTCACGGGAGACTTCGATACCTACAGCTGCCAATTTGTGTCAAAGGGAACAAACGGCCGCACTATTTTCATGTCAGCAAGCGGCTCGACTGCAACTCTTTCCGGTATTCGGCACCACGCCGCTATCATGTATCAAGGAGGCGTTGTTATTTCCGCCTCGGCCGGCGCCCGCGTATGTGACATCTGGTTTGATAGTGGTTGGCAGCTTGATGTTTTTCTGACTGAGGGCTTCATTCTTCTGTCTGACGGGACAGGATCGCACCTCTACAATGTCAACATCAGCAACGGGTATGTTGCTAGCGGAATTATAGGCACGGTTAAGGCCGTGAATATCGCTACTTCGAACAGCGGAATAGTTCGCGGGGTTTTTATCAGAGGCAACTATTTCATCAACAACGTAGGCGACGTCATCTACGCAAATGGCAATGTTGTCGGCTATATCGTGACAGACAACTTTTTCACCGACTGCAACGGTGGAAACATGGTGACTGTCGGAAGTGGAGTTCAAAACGCCATAGTCACAGGCAACACCGCTCAGAGGATGAGTACGTCAAACTCGATCGCTGCACTTGCTGCCACAATCTCAGGCGCGAATTTCTACGCCATCCGAAACAATATGGCAGGTGGCATCGCTACCCAGGTAGTTAACGATGCGGCGGCGGCAGCCCAAAAGATCGTAGATGGGAACTTTTGACACCTAGATGAAGCGGCCTATGCGGCTTTTAATTCTGGTGACTACATCTTGTGACGCGGGTGATGGCTTCTCATTTTGTATGGAATGCATATACCGCCGCAGATAGTATGGATGGGTCTCCAGAAAGCGGCCCTCGTCGCTCTGTCTCAGAGCCTCTTCGACCGCGTTCGCGGTCATCCTCCCTTGTTTCAATTGGAGGCTCAGGTGATTGAGGCCGCCTTCGTCGGCGGGTCTTTGGAGAACACGAAAGTAAGCATTGTGCACAATCTCCTCGGGGTCACTGAGCTGGTTGGTCTTTCTCGCGCTCACCTCGTACAACCATCCGTGTAGCAGAGACCCTCTGCATAGCTGCAGCCCCGCGCGCTGGAGGTATTCGACCAAGATGGCGGGCGTAAAGCCCGCCAGATGATAGTCTCCGGTGTAGGCCTGTGTGCCGTAGAGAAGATGAATAACCTCTTCCGTTCGCTCTATCGAACGCCAATCAGGTGAAGCTAACATCTCGAAGAGATCGAACAGGCTCGGGACGCGAATATGAATAACTCCCTCGGGAGCTAACAGCCGCGACCACTCCTGCAAAGTTGGAACGGTCTTGTGCCTTTCAAGGTGCTCCAACACGTCTTGGGCGATTATTTCTTCGAAATGTCCGCTGGGCAGCATGGGGAGATCGGTGACGTCAGCTACCAGGTCGGGACCGTGACGCTCATAAAGATCCACATTTAAGTAGCCAGGGCGAATGTCATAGCCGCAGCCCAAATTGGCCTTACGGGGCAGGGTTTTCGCATCGAGCATGTCATTCCCCCCAATCGGATAAGGCTATCCGTAACGTTCTAAGGTTTGCATATCAACTGCCGTCCTGATTGCTACTCGCATTCACCACCCGTAACAAGTGTCTGGGCCGATCCACACTGATCTAAACCATCCCCTGAAAAGGACCTGACATGGACCGTACCGTGCCCGCCGGCGCGGCGATCCTGCTCGACTTCTGAACTGATAGCCAACTGAAAGGAAAGCCGATGGAAGCCAACTTCCAGAGGGCACTTGCGCTCACCCTGAAGCATGAGGGCGGTTTTGCCGACCATCCGTCCGACCCTGGCGGGGCCACGAATAAGGGCATCACACTCAAGACCTTCCGGCAATATGTGAAGCACAACGGCACGGTCGCAGATCTGAAGCGCATCACGGATGCCCAGGTCGCCACCGTCTACAAGCTCCACTACTGGAACAAGGTGAAGGGCGACGATCTGCCGGCCGGCGTTGATTATGCCGTGTTCGATTTCGCGGTGAACAGCGGCCCGAAGAGGGCAGCAGAATACCTGCAATCGCTTTTGCTGGTGAAGGTGGATGGCATCATCGGCCCGCAGACAATCGCGGCAGCAAAGAGGGCAGATGCAGGCCAACTGATCAATGCCCTGTGCGACAAGCGGCTGGCGTTTCTGGAGGCCCTCGAGACTTGGGAGACCTTCGGCAAGGGATGGACGCGGCGTGTCTCTGACGTTCGCATTCATGCGCTTGCGATGGCCATGGAAGGGCACACAGCGCCGTCGCCCTATCCAGAGCCTCAGACGCCCGCCGAACCAAAACCCGCGCCAGTGGGCAAGGGAGGGGCGATTGCAGCCCTGTTCGCAGCGCTCGCCGCTGTCGGCGCTTGGCTCGCGAACTTTCCCTGCAATCTCTTCGGCTTCTTCTGTGGAGGCTGACCATGTGGCAGCGCGTGAAAGATTTCTTCAAGGACAGTGAGACGATCGCATGGGCTCGCATTCAAGCCGTTCTCGGCCTTCTTGCCCTCCTGCTCACCTATGTCGAGCCGACGCTCATTGCTCCTCTACTTGGGGATTATGCACCCTGGTTTCTGTTCCTGAACGGGTTGGCGACGGAATACCTGCGCCGACGAAGGGCGGATGATCTGTGATGCTCGGCCTCACCTTCAGCACATGGATCCGCGTCGGCATCGGCGTGGCGATCGCCGCTGCACTCATCTGGAGCCATACCGCCGCCTACCGGGCCGGCGCGCAATCCGAGCGCCGGGAAGCTCTGGAACGCTCGATCGATCTTCTCCGTGAAAGGAACGCCACCGATGAGACGATCCGCAATATGGACGATGTCGCTCTTTGCGCCGCTCTTGGCGGCCGGATGTCAGACGCCGGCACCTGTGAGTGAATGCGACGGTTGGCGACAGCTTTCGCCGGCCGCACAGACCCGAGACTTCATCATCCGGAATGACCGGCCCTTTGCCGAGCAGGTCGCGGCTCACAACACCTTCGGGGCCAGCCGCGGATGCTGGGGCTGAGATAGCGGGCCAGCGCGAGAGGGGGCTACCTTCGCGCCAGCCCTGACCATCTCGATTGGTAGTGGGTGGATCGAGACGGCTGGCCGAACTCTATCGGCTCGGAACCTTACAATCAAAAGACATTTGAATGGGGATGAGATGGCGGGCTTGCACGAGGAACGGCAGATGCGCACTCCAGCGTGGAAATGGGAATGGAACCTCAATACCGTGGTGATCCTGCTCGGGTTCATCGGCACGATTGCCGCCTATGGCGCCGCCTGGGAGCGCATCACCTCAAGGCAGGGCGACCATGCCATGGATATCGAGCGGCTGGACAAGCGCGTCACGGCTCTCGAGACGGCATCCCGCACCTTGGACAATCACGAGCTGCGCATCAGCAATGTTGAGAAGCAAGCTACTGATGCGGCGACCGCCATGCGAGCCGTAGAGGCAGCGTTGAACGGTCTCGCCGCCGATATGAAGGTCACCCGGGAAATCCTACAGCGAATAGAAGCGGCCCAGAGCCGCCCAGTCCCTCCGTAGGAACATTCCTGAAGCCGCCTAGTTTGCGGTCCAGTTGACCCGTCATCAACTGCATGAAGGCCCCGCTGGCTCCGGCCGGCGGGGCTTATTTGTGTTTGGAATTTGAGCCAACGGATCGTGCCGCTGAACAAAAGGAAATGGGGCTAATCTGTCATTGCACGCGACGATGGCGATTCGCTCGCCTGGTGTGGATAACGGGCGTGCAATGCCTGCAGGATAGACCGCGGGAGGCCTCGTCGGTATTAGCAGCTTATGCTCGTATTTATCGATGAGTCGGGAGATCCCGGTTTCAAAGTCTCAAAAGGTTCATCGCCGGCATTTGTGGTTGCTCTGGTTGCGTTCAGCGATGCTGATGTTTCCATTAAGACACAGTCAGCTATCGATACTGTCGCGGCAACTTATGGCGTTAAACCCGAATTCAAGTTCAGTAAATGTCGACCTGATATTCGAGATGCCTTTTTTTACGCGGTATTGCCATTTGATTTTTGCATTAGGGCAATTGTTGTAGAGAAGGAGAAAATCCACAGCGGATATCTCCGTTCTCACAAGGAGGCATTCTACAGCTTCTTTGTGAAGTCGATGCTGAAGTTCGACAATGGCCTCCTGAAAAATGCCCGGGTGATCATAGACGGTTCTGGCGAGCGCATCTTCAAAAAGGAGCTGTCAAGCTACTTGCGCAGGCATACCGAGAAGGGTGCAATCCGCTCTGTGAAATTCTCAGACTCGCGCAGCGACAGACTCGTACAGCTTGCCGATATGTGTACTGGGGCAATTGCCAGATCATACCGAGAAAATAGGGATGACACTGACCGCTGGCGCAAGATGCTAGAGCCAAAGATCGAAGATATTTGGGATTTCAAGTGAGCTAGATGCGCCCTGCCTGCCTATCTTGACGAATGCCAAGCACGCACACCATACGGTGACAGTTCGGCCAGGCAGGGCGACTTTTCACACTCTAATGTCGTGCAGTGTGTGTTAATGTCAAGTGAAGAATATGCGACTTCGCATATCCCTCCGGCTCTATCAGCTTCACGGCGCCGAGGCAGGCCATCGGGTTTAGGCGACGACCTTCGGCAATTTTGAAGGTGCCTTTTTCGCCCTGGCCGGCACTTTCGATTTTACCTTTGCCACTGCATCATCCGCCCTTTTCCGCAACTGTGGTACCACGAAAGTGTCGTTGATGAAGTGCTCTAGTGTAGTGACCAGAGGATCGAGATCTTGGAATGTAGGATTCCACCCGCGGTGAGCGGAGGCATTTCCGGCGTTGACGAGAACCTCGAAATTGTCTCTCTGGGAAGGACTGATCAGGCTTTTCGCCTCCATCTCCTTAAGCTTGGCTTCAAATCGATCGTTAGGGTCAACCCCGAGTATCTCTGAGGCCACGTCGAACGCGGTCCTTATACCGATAGCGGCCAAGATGTTGAGATCGTGGTCTAGGGCTTCATAGACCTGAAGCAGGCATGCAGAAAGGTCGGAGGACCTTTCGTGCTCCACATCATAGTCAATCGAGTTCAGCCATACAGGCCGATCTCGCTTGAAGCGAGCCGGCCAACTCCTAATCAGCTCGTCTTCTTGATATTCGATATTGCCGTCTTGATCTTCGGCGACCGGGTAGCACGATTCGGAATCACAGTACACCGACTGAGCAAACACGTGGTCGCAACCGCAACACACGAGAAGATACCAATTTCGCCACCAGTCAAAAATGCCGTCAGAGCCGCTTTCGCGGTGATGACCTTTTACCTCGCAATTCCGCTCACCTTTGCAATTAGCGCAGAACGCCCTCAGTTTCGTGCCGATCTTAGTTTCGTTTGCCAT